ATAAAAACATGGTTACTAAAGTACGGTTTATGTACGATAGTTTACCTTCATGGTTAAGGGAAAAAAATAAACCAATTGAGGATAGTAAATTAACACTACGACTCAATAATGGTTCTCAAATTAAAGCAACCGCAGCATCGAGTGATGCAGGTCGTTCAGAAGCCGTTTCTTTACTTATAATTGATGAGGCAGCATTCATTAACAACATAGGCGAGATATGGGCATCAGCTCAACAAACCTTAGCTACTGGTGGAGGGTGTATAGCATTATCTACACCTTACGGTACAGGAAACTGGTTCCATAAAACATGGGTTTCTGCTGAATTAAATGAAAACAGCTTCTTACCTATAAGATTACCATGGCAGGTACACCCTGAACGTGATCAAACATGGAGAGACCAACAAGACAAAGATTTAGGACCTAGAATGGCAGCACAAGAATGTGACTGTGACTTCAGTACGTCTGGAGATACAGTGTTCTTAGCTGAAGAAATAGAATTTTACGAAAAAACATACATAACAGAGCCTCTTGAAAAACGAGGAGTAGACCAAAATCTATGGATATGGGAACCAGCTGATTACTCTCGTAACTACTTAATTACAGCCGATGTAGCTCGAGGCGATGGTTCAGATTACTCAACGTTTGAAATATTTGATGTTGAGACATTTACACAAGTTGGTGAATATAGAGGCCAAATCAGCACAAAAGATTTTGGTCATTTATTAGTAGGTATAGCTACAGAATATAACAATGCTTTGCTAGCACCTGAAAACTCAAGTATAGGATGGTCAACTATTCAAACTATATTAGATAGAGGATACCATAACTTATATTACTCCCCTAAAGGAAATGCATTAACAGTAGACACTTATTTTGACCCATACATGGATCATAGTAAAATGGTTCCTGGTTTTACAGTATCATCGGCTACTCGTCCTATATCAATTGGTAAATTTCAAGAAGCAGTTCGAGATAGAGGCATCATAATCAAATCAGCTAGATTACTTGAAGAAATGAAAGTATTCGTTTGGAAAAATGGTAGACCAGAAGCACAATCTGGTTATAACGATGATGTTATCATGGCTTGTTCTATAGTATGTTTCTTAAGAGACGTAACGTTTAAATTAAGACAAAACGGTATGGAACTTTCAAGAAATATCTTGAACAACATGACAAACAGTACAACACAATTTTCAGGTGGATACTCAAATAACACATTCACCAACCCATATCAAATAGATAACCCTTATTCAAATGGCAAAGAAGACATTTCTTGGCTACTTTAAAATTAAAACATGGCAGATACAAATTTATTCTCTAGATTAAAACGATTATTTTCAACTGATGTAATCATTCGTAACGAAGGTGGTACCCAACTTAGAGTTATGGACGTTAACAAAATCCAACAATCAGGTGACTACGAAACTAACTCATTAATCGATAGATTTAATAGAATATACACTAACTCACATACATCTATTTATGGGTACCAAAGTAGCTTTAACTACCAAACATTAAGACCAACTCTATATTCAGAATACGATTCAATGGATACAGACGCAATCATTGCTTCTGCACTTGATATTATAGCTGATGAAAGTACATTAAAGAATGATATGGGAGAAGTACTCCAAATTCGTAGTTCGGATGAGGATGTACAAAAACTTTTATATAACTTATTTTACGATGTATTAAATATAGAATTTAACCTTTGGCCTTGGGTTCGTAACATGTGTAAGTATGGAGATTTCTTCTTAAAACTAGAAATAGCAGAAAAATTTGGAGTATACAACGTTATACCTTACAACGCATTCCATATTGAAAGACAAGACGGATACGACAAAGACCACCCAGCATCTGTAAGATTTAGATTCGACCCAGACGGAATATCTTCACCTTCAGATTACGGGTACTACAACGTACCAAATTCAGGAACTCAAGCTAACGCTATTTTCTTTGACAATTATGAAGTAGCACATTTTAGGTTATTGACCGATACTAACTTTTTACCTTATGGTAGATCTTATCTAGAACCTGCGCGTAAACTGTTTAAACAGTATACTATGATGGAAGATGCGATGTTGATTCATAGAATTGTTCGTGCGCCTGAAAAACGTATATTTTACATTAATGTTGGTAATATTGCTCCTGCTGAAGTAGAAAACTTTATGCAGAAAACAATTTCTAAAATGAAACGTACTCCATACATTGATCAACAAACAGGTGATTACAATTTGAAGTATAACATGCAAAACTTACTTGAAGACTTCTATATTCCGGTTCGTGGTAATGATCAAGCTACTAAAATAGACAATCTAGGCGGTTTACAGTACGACGGTATTCAAGACGTAGAATATTTGAGAGATAAATTATTCGCCGCTTTAAAGGTACCTAAAGCGTTTATGGGATATGAGAAAGATTTAACAGGTAAAGCTACATTAGCTGCTGAAGATATTCGATTTGCCCGCACTATTGAACGTATTCAACGTATAATGATTTCTGAGTTGACTAAAGTAGCACTAGTGCATTTATACGCTCAAGGATACACAGATGAGAATTTAACTAATTTTGAACTTTCATTAACTACACCTTCTATTATTTACGATCAAGAAAGAATCGCGTTAATGAAGGAAAAAGTAGATCTAGCTACCCAAATGCTAGACAGTAAAATATTACCGTCTGATTGGATTTACGAAAACATATTCCATTTAAGTGAAGACCAATACGATGAGTATAGAGATTTAATTAGAGAAGACGCTAAACGCAAATTCAGATTAGGCCAAATAGAAAACGAAGGAAACGACCCTCTTGAAACTGGTAAATCGTATGGTACACCTCATGATCTAGCAACATTATATGGTAGAGACAGATACCATGATTACGACCCAAATAATGTACCTGCTGGATATGATGAGAAAAAACCATTAGGAAGACCAGAAGAAAAAGCATCAGATCGTAACACTCAAGGAAATGCTTTTGGTAAAGACAGAATAGGAGCGATAGGTGCTAAAGTAGATGGAGACGAATCAGATTCAATCAAACCAAACTATAAAGGCGGTTCTCCATTAGCTCTAGAGACTAAGAACAAACGAAACAAGAATGCCAGAATGTTCAATGATATCAAAAACCAAAAGAAACAAATCATATTTGAGGCAGATATCAAAGGAAACTCATTATTAGATGAATCCCAAATACGAGAGTAACATTTTTCCATATATTTATAAATAAACAAATCTAGCAGAATGCAAGTCAAACATTCAAAGTACAAAAACACGGGTATCATTTTCGAATTATTAGTTCGACAAATCACATCAGATACACTAAACGGTAAAGATACCCCTATTAAAGATTTACTTAAGAAATATTTTGTAAAAACTGAACTAGGACGTGAATATAAGTTATATGAAACTCTTCTAAGAAAAACTTCATTAACTGAATCAAAAGCTAATGTAGTAGTGGAAACATTACTTGAATCTGCAAAACATTTAAACCGCAAAGCGCTTAAAAGACAAAAATATAACTTGATAAACGAGATTAAAGAACATTATGACTTAACTAAGTTCTTTAACCATAAATTACCCAACTATAAAATATACGCTGCATTCTATACATTATTAGAGGCAAACAGTAACTTAACTCCGTTTAATTCAAATCAAGTAATATCGAATAAAATTACTATATTAGAGCATTTAACTGCGGCTCCAATTTTGGATACAAATTCGAATATAGAAACGATAAAAAGCCAAGATAAAGATATTCGATTCATGGCATATAAACTTCTATTAGAAAAATTCAATACAAAACACGACAAATTATCTGAACAGCAAAAATTAGTACTTAAAGAATACATTAGTTCAGTAGACAATACTCCTCGCTTGAAAGAATTTTATATAGAAAAAATAAACGAAATTAAAAGCGAATTAACTCAGTTAAATAAGAAAACTAAAAACGAAGTAACTAAAATTAAAATTAACGAAATAATTTCTATTTTACCTTCCCCAACTAAAACTACTAAAGTAGTAGATGAAGATTTAGTTGATTTATTACAGTATTACGATCTAATAAAAGAACTCAAATCGATTAATGGATAAGATTAAAGAAATAATTAGAGCAAAGTTAAAAGAAATGTTAGCCACCGGTCAAGGTGGTGCTACTGCTGTTCCTGGTGAAGGTATTGGAATGGCTACTAAACCGGCATTCTCTAAAAAAACAATTAAGCCAACAGCATATTATCAAGTTGGTTACGAACCTGTCCCTAAAAAAATTAAAGGGTCTGGGTTAGAAGTAAAAAAATTATTTGAAACTGAACCATTAACTGAATTAAATGATTTCCAAAAAGAACGTATAGATGCATTTAATGACATAGAAACTCGTTTAAACGCGTTATACCCATTAGTTTCAAACGCTAAAAACGAAACTGTAGAATATTATGATGCAAATCCTGGTTCTTATAAATTGTATAAACCAACTGAAATGGTACTTATGTACCTTAAAAAAATAGAAAAACTACTAACTGTACAAAAATGAAAAAAACATTACAAGACCAGTATTTACTAATTAAAGAAGGTAAAGGACATAAAGGTGTATTCTTGAGTGAAGCAAAAACTCAATTCCCTAACATTGTACGAAACGCAGCTACTTTCGAAGAAGCAGTAGCATCACTGAAAACAAAAAGCATTATATCAGAAAACATAATCAGTGTTATGCCTGTTAATTCATTTGAACATGCTAAAAAAGAGTCATATGAATTAGCATTTGAAAATTTCTTGAAAGAAGCAAAGAAAAAAACTCAAGAAGAACCTGAAAAGGCTGAAGCTAGTAAACCTTCAAAACAAGTAGAAAAAGATCTTGAACATAACTTCGATAGAAAAGACGATAAAAATCCTGACAACTTAATTTTTGACCAAATCATGATGGGTTACTATGCTGAGTTGAAAGATCCTAAAAACTCTGAAAAAACAATGCAAGAGTTAAAGGATATCGTATTTAAGAATTTAGCTAAAGACCCAATCCATTATACAAAAGATGGTCAATTTGGAACTAAAGGTTTAGGTTATACAACTGAAGCACCTGGTTTAGGTACCCCAAAAGAAGCTAAAGGAAAATATAAAGCATCCGGGTATGGTGATTTGAAAGAAGGGATGTTTTCCTCTAAACCTATGGGTGACAAAAACCCTAAAACACCAGAAATAGGAAAAGAAGTAAAATATAGAGGTACATCATATATTGTAAAAGATATAGATGCTGTTGGAAACCTAGTATTAGTAGACAAAGACGAAAAAGAAATTAACGTGAATAAAGCACAATTTAACCAATATGGAACTCTTGAAGAAAATATTCTTCGTAAAGCTATCCGTAACATCATTAATGAGGAACTTGCTAATTTAAATAAAGAAACACTTTTAAGAGAAAGCGTTGAAAAAGATTTAGCAGATATCAATAAAGAAGCAGAACATGAAGTTCTACAATCTAAATTAGATAAAATTGATGCTTTAATTGACCACAGACGTTCTAAACTTGGGAAACTTGATGAGGATGAGGATATGAAAGCCTTAACTGACAAGAAAAAAGTAAAAGAACTTGAAAAAGATATCAAAAAATTAGAAGTAGCTCGTAAAAAAATCGAGAAAATGCTTCATAAAACTAAAGGTAAGAAAAAAGAAGTAATTGACGAGACTGAAGACGAAGAAGTAGATCCTACTTTATACAACGAGATGGATAACGAATTTGAAAACGAATATTAATATGGATAAACAACTTCTAATAGAAACAAGACATTTCTCTCCATCACCTGTTAGCCTTCTTGAGGGTACTAACAGTAATGGGAATGTATTTGTTGAAGGTATCCTAGCTACAGTTGAAGTAAAAAACGGAAACGGAAGGTATTATCCACGTGAATTATGGGAACGTGAAATAGACAACTTCCAAAACAAAATCAGAAGCAAATCAACAGAAACTGTAGGCGAACTAGATCACCCAGACTCCCAAGTAATCAACTTAAAAAACGCATCACATGCTATTCGTGAAATATGGTGGGATGGAGATAAGATTATGGGTAAAATAGAAGTATTTGCTGATGCTGGCGATAAAGGAACTACATCAGGTCGTATAGCAGGTTCGCTAATTAGGAATGGCCTTATTATAGGTGTTTCTTCACGCGGAATGGGCTCCCTAAAACAAGTGGGTGAAATAATGGAAGTACAAGACGACTTTGAATTACTTACTTGGGACCTAGTATCAAACCCATCAAACCCAGATTCATGGATGAAAAATGGTATGTTAAATGAATCTCGTTCAACATATCTTGATCCATATTCTAAAATAAATTCTATAGTGACTGAAATTCTTTGCGCTAAAGGTTCGTGTCCTATATTTTAAGTAATATCAACCTACACTCTAGACTAGCTCCTCTTTGAGGAGCTTTTTTATTTCTGCGACTTTACGCTATGTTTGTGATATGTATACTCTGAATATGCTGTTCCCCTCAATTCTTATACAGCATCAACTAATAAAATTCTATTACGTTTCTTAATAAACGTACTTTCCCAACAAACAAATAAATTTAGGAAAAATGGCAACTAAAAGAAATCTGCTTGAAGAAGCAATTGCTGATGCTAAAACCGTTAAAGAAATGGCTATAGCAAATGCAAAAGCGGCTCTAGAAGAAGCTTTTACACCTCAACTTAATAGTTTATTCTCTCTCAAATTGGAAGAAATGGAAGACATGGAAGATCTAGAAGAAATAGAAGATCTAGAAGAAATGGAAAACATGGAAGATTTTGAAGAGATTGAACATTCTGATGAAGTTGATTTAGAAGAGCTTTTAGCTGAGCTAAACGAAGAAAAAAAGTCTGAAGATGATGAAGAAGAATCAGAAGACAAAGAAGAAAAGGAAGACGATGACGACACACCTATCGGAGATCTAACAAAAGAAGAATTAGAAAAAATGATCGAAGATATTATCGCAGAAGAATTCCCAGAACTTCAAAAACACGAAGAAGGTGAATCTGATGAGGAAGAAGACGCTGAAAACGAAATGGGCGGCGAAGAATTCGAAGAAGAAGACATCGAACTTGCTGAAATTCTTGCTGAAATAGCAGCTATGGATGACGAAGAAAACCTTGAAGAAGATGGATTCGGAACTATGGATGACGAAGATGAAGGATTCGGAAAAATGGGTAGACATGCTATGGATGAAAACGAAGACGAAATGTACGAAGGAAAATCTATGGAAGAATTAGAAGCTGAATTAGCTGAAGCTTACTCTACAATTGAAACTCTTCGTGGTGACCTAAACGAGGTTAATTTGTTAAATGCTAAATTGCTTTACACAAATAAAATCTTCAAAGGTAAAAACTTAAACGAAAACCAAAAAGTGAAAGTGTTAAGTTCGTTTGATAAAGCAACTAACGTAAGTGAAGTTAAATTGGTATTTGAAACTTTAAACGAGGGTATGAAAGTTAAAAAACCACTAATTAAAGAAAACTTAGGTAGAGCTTCAAAACCAACCAGCATTCCACAAGTGAAAAAACCAATCGTTGAGTCAAACGAGGCATTTTTAAGAATGCAAAAATTGGCTGGAATTATTTAATTTTAAACTAAAAAACAAAAACAAAAACAATGTCAAGTATTAATTCATTACTAGAAAGCTCTGCAAGCGGTTGGAAAAACCTACAGAGCGACGCGGCTAGAATGGCTGCAAAATGGGCAAAGACAGGTTTGTTAGAAGGCCTTGGAAACGAGGTTGACAAAAACAACATGGCTATGATCCTTGAAAACCAAGCAAAACAACTTGTTGTTGAGCAATCTTCTACAAACTTAGGTGGTGCTACTTTTACAGTAGGACAAGGTGAGCAATGGGCTGGTGTAGCTCTTCCATTGGTACGTAAAGTGTTTGGTTCTTTATCAACTAAAGAATTCATGTCTGTACAACCAATGAACTTACCTTCAGGACTAGTTTTCTTCTTGGATTTCCAATACGGAACTACTAAGAAATTAGGATTTGGACCTGCAGGAGACACTTATGGATCAGGTTCAATGTATGGTTTAACTAACCCAGGTGTTGCTTCTGATGCAAACGGTGGTTTATACGGTGCAGGACGATTTGGATATTCAATCAACCAATTCTCAGCTTCTGCTACAGTTACTGTAGCTACAGCTTCTTGGGCTGATTTGAATTACGCTGCTGAATTATCATCTTCTTACACTAGCTATACTAAAGTAAGTTTCCCAACAGGATCTTTAACTCGCCCTGACCTTAAAGGTGTTCGTGCGTTTGCTTTAGCTTCAGGTTCAGTTTTATCTGCTACTACAGGTATTTTGATGTTACCTCAATATACTAAAGTAAGTTCTAACGGTGCTAACGTTGAATTTATCTTTAATGGTGCTGTAGGAACAGCAAATATCCCACCATCAGGTACAACTAACACAATTTGGTATAACCAACAACCAGCTGATAATTACAGAGGTGATTTTGAAGATAACGCAGGTGCTGGTTATTACAATGCTAACTCTACATCTGATGATGCTTTAGCTATTCCACAAATCAACATTAATATGAAATCTGAAGCTATTGTTGCTAAAACTCGTAAGTTGAAAGCACAATGGACGCCAGAGTTTGCTCAAGATTTGAACGCTTACCAATCATTGGATGCTGAAGCTGAATTGACATCAATTATGTCTGAGTACATCGCTCTAGAAATTGATCTAGAAAACTTAGATATGTTGATCCAAGATGCATCTGCATGGGATGAGTACTGGTCAGCTAAAAACAACAACTTGTTGAATGCTGGTAAAACTGCTTGGGATACTACAGCTGGTTACTACAACACACAAGGACAATGGTTCCAAACTTTGGGAACTAAAATGCAAAAAGTAAGTAACAAAATCCACCAGAAAACTCTACGTGGAGGTGCTAACTTCTTAGTATGTTCTCCAACAGTAGCAACTATCTTGGAATCAATCCCTGGATTTGCTTCAACATCTGATGGTGATGTAACTAAAGCGTCTTACGCATTTGGTATCCAAAAATCAGGCCAAATCAATAACCGTTACACAGTTTACAAAAACCCTTACATGACAGAAAACTTGATCTTGATGGGTTATAGAGGAGCTCAATTCCTTGAAACTGGTGCGGTATTTGCTCCATACATTCCGTTGATCATGACTCCATTAGTGTACGATCCAGACACTTTCACACCAAGAAAAGGTCTATTGACTCGTTACGCTAAGAAAATGATCCGTCCGGAATTCTTTGGTCGTATCTTCGTATCGGATTTGAACGTAATCTAATATACGTTTAACGATAGATTATGAGGCCTAGCGAAAGCTAGGCCTTTTTTGCATATGTATAACAAAACAAAGTTTATGTCTGATTTTAATAGAACTCCACAAGCGCAAGAGGTTTTTAAAGCGAAACGCAAACCAAAAGGACCTATCAAATTTAACATTTCGTTAAACGAAGAACAAAAGCAAGCCAAAGAAAAAATATTACACAACACTGTAACAGTATTGAAAGGCAAAGCAGGTTCTGGTAAATCACTTTTAGCAGCTAATATAGCTCTAGATTTACTGTTTAGTAGAGAAATAGAAAAAATCATCATTACTCGACCAACTGTAGTAGCAGGACAAGATATAGGTTTCTTACCTGGAGATGTAAACGAAAAACTAGCACCATTTACTGCTCCAGTATATGAAAACATGCATCGTTTATACGCTAAAGAAAAAATTGAGAAATGTATAGCAGAAGGTGAAATCGAGATAGTACCAGTATCATTTATGCGAGGTAGAAATTTTACAAACTGTTTAGTAGTAATAGATGAAGCCCAAAACTTAACAGATACACAAACAGAGTTACTTTTAACTCGTATATGTCATGGTTCTAAAATGATATTTTGTGGTGATGCTGCTCAAATTGACTTAAAAGATCGTAAAACATCTGGATTCGATGTTGTATGTAAACATATGAAAGATGTCCCTGGTTTTGAGGTAGTTACCCTACTAAAAAATCACAGACACGAAATAGTAGAGCATATCTTAGACATATACAAGAATCTTAGGGCATAAACGTAAATAACGATTCCTCTTAATATTTATAACAAAAATATAAGATGGCATCTACATTAACTCCAACTGATTTTAAGATAAAAATTATTGAGGAACAAGCAATAAGGAATACAGTAAATAAAAATGAAGTAACATACGTTATACCAAATGTAACAAATGTTGACCATAGAATATTAACTTGCCCTAACACGACTTCAATTGATTTATTTAACGTAAATGGACCAAACCCAGGAGCTGGTACATTTCCATCTAGTAGTTTAAAATACGCGCGTATATCTAATTTAGATAACGCATATAGTGTGGCAGTTATAGTAAGTAGTTCACAAGGAACATTTACACAAGAATTAACACCTACTTCATCTATATTTTTTGTAAGTTCAAATGTAACATCAAGTAACTTTAATGGAACTTTTGGAGAAAATATACAATCAGTTCAAATTTATGCTATAAGTAGTAGTGTAGATATAGAATATACATT